GCATCCGGCGGCGCAAAGTGGTCAGCGACGCCTGGCGGGCGGCGGCTCGCGAGCGACTGGTCGCCCTGCGCCCTGTGGGCGGTGCGGCCGTATCAGCGGATGACTGAGAATAATGACTAATCGATCACAAACAAAAGAACTTTATCTTTTCGCCGAAGATGATACTTGGATGAAATTCGAGTTAAGGGCTGATTACGAGTTTTTTATAACCTACATTCCCGATACGTTGGTTGAAACAGAAGAAACTGAGCTTCCTTTCCTTTCCAGGGAAGACGCCAAGAAACTGCGCGATTTTCTTATCTATGCTCTTGCGTGATTGAAATGAAAAATATCAACAATATGACAGCCGACGAAATCCGTCAGCTGCTAGATCGATTGAAGCGCGACAAGGACGAGATCACCAAGCAGTTGGAGGACGCCCGCAGTGCGGCGGCGGTGGACGGGGTATTTTCCGACCGTGAATGGTTTACGTCCGCTAAACACGCCGAGCGGATCAAGGGCCGCCAGATCGGCGAGGTGCAGATCGCGCTTGGGGTTGCCCTAAAGGAGCAGCGCGCCACCGCTTCTGAGGCCCAGAGTGTGCGTTTCGAGCGCGAGTTTATGCGCCAAGCGCGTGCCATTCTGCCGCGAGTCCTGTACGAGGAAGTGCTGAACGAAACCGTGGCGGCGACGACCAATGACAGCGATCCCGACCCAACTTGACCTCTTCGACGGCCGCCGCAAGGCCCGCAACCCGATCGTCTGGCCGACCGAGCACGAGGACCAATGCGCGCTCATCGCCTGGGCCGCTTGGGAGGAGCGCCGACGCCCCGAACTGCGCCTGTTGCACGCCATACCCAACGGCGGCGAGCGGTATGCCGCGGTCGCGGTGGGGCTCCAGGCCGAGGGCGTGAAGCCGGGTGTCCCGGATCTGGACCTACCGGTGCCCCGTGGCAACTTCTGCGGTCTGCGCATTGAAATGAAACGGCAAGGGCGCAAGCCGAAGCCGACGAGCGAGCAGTCGCAGTGGCTTGCAGACCTGGCCGCCGTGGGCCACTCCTGCCACGTTTGCCAGGGCTGGGAAGCGGCCCGCGCCGTGATTCTGGCGTACCTCGCGCTCGATGCCGGCCGCGGTTCTCTGCCGCCCGCAGATACCCGCTAGACTGTACACATCAACCCGCAACCGAGTATTCCATGAGCTATTTCGACGCCCCCTTGCCTGACCCGACAGTCCCGACCGGCCCCGTGGTGGTCGTGATCTCGCCCCGTACCGCGGTCACCCGCTGGCTGCTCGCCCGTGCCCGCGAGGCATCGACCTGGCGCAGCCTGGGGCGGCTCGCGACGCTGGTCTTGATCCTTATCTGGCCAACAAAAATCAAGGAAATCGGAATGTTGGGTGTCGCCGCGTCAGAGGTGCTCGGTGTCCTGCTGCCCGACCGGGTGCTCGGCGGGGCCGCGACCCGCATCACCGATCCGGGGCAACCGGGCAATGCCGATGCGGGATGATCGTATCAGCATCGACCGCTATCGCAGCACGGACGAGGACCCCTCGCTGTCATTCGAGCGGCGACTGGTGGCGATTGAGGGCAAGCTGGTGCTGATGCAGGACCAGCTTGCGGACGTGCATGGCGACGTGCATAACGTGAAAATGGTGGCTGATGCCATGTCGATGATGCTGATCGAGGAAACCAACCGCCGCAATGCGCAGCGTGAGAGCAATTCGGCCCGCTGGATCAAATTGATTACCATCGGCACTGGAATTGCTATTACCGTAGCCGCGATATTGACGGTGCTGAGGGGGGCAACTCCATGAGTATCACCGCCGCCCAAGCCCTCGCCCGCTACGGCGATCCAACACGGGAGAAAGCGATGGTGTTGTACGATGTTCCAACCGCCCTGGAAATCGGCGCGGTCCCCAGGCGGGTCTATTGCAATCGGGACCTGGTGGGGCCGCTCAGCCGCGCCTTGGGGTTGATTGTAGAGCGCGACCTGACTGGGTTGCTGCGCACCTGGGACGGCTGTTTCCAGGTGCGAAGGAAGCGCGGCCGGGCAACGATGTCGCTGCACTCGTGGGGCCTGGCGGTGGACATAAACGCGGCCTGGAACCCGCTGGGGGCGGCATCTAAGCAGGACCCGCGGCTGACCGCCTGTTTCGTGGAGGCTGGTTTCGCGTGGGGTGGGGCCTGGAGGGGGAGATTGGATTGTATGCACTATGAACTTGCCGCCCTGCCGCGCCTGCCGGGGGTGAAATAGTGCGACCGACAGCCATAGCACGCAAGCGCCGCCTGCCCGAGTGGCCGGGCGACGAGCGCCGGCCCGATCCCGTGGAGCAGGTCGTGCGCGGGTTTGCCATCGCCGCCCGCGGCTGGGACCAGTTACGCGAGGGTTCGGCCGGGACTTCCGGCGCGCACGGCGCCTCCTGGGAGCGCGCGGTGTTCGCCTGCCGGGGGATGCGGCCCGAGGCCCTGGCGTGCTTGTTGTGGTCCAACGGCGTGGATGACGACACCATCCACGCCGAGGTGTTGCGGGCACTGGTCGGTAAGGCCGAGGACCTGGAGGTCCGGCTGAAGTCCATGAAGCACGGGCGGTGGTGGCCCCAGGGCATGGTCTCGGCGCTGGCGGGGTTGGCGGTGTGGGAGCTGCGCCCGGCGGTGCAGATGCGCAACCCGCGGGTCAGCGACGAGGAGCGTCGCGGGATGATCGCGCGTGACTGGCCGGGCCTTCCGGCGCGTCACGATGGCTCGTGGCGGGGGGAGTGGAAGGCGCGCTACCTCGACATCCTAGCCGCCGGGCGGCGGCTGGAGGGGGAGGCTGGAGGGTGGATTAGGGCTCACTGGAGGGGCTAAAACCGCCGTTCGTCGGGGCGAACGCGAAACCGCTTGCAGGTGTCGGGGCGAACGGTTAGTGTGGCTGACATCGGGGCAGCAAACCGCCGTCCCACCAGCGGGAAAATGAAATGAGCACATACACAATCGACGCGAACGGTAACGACATGGGCGAATACGACGCTGGCACGGCGGCCGAGGCGCTGGACGCTTACGCCCAGGACGCCGGATATACGGACTATGCTGACGTAGTGAAGCAGTTCGGTGACGACGCGACGGCGACCAAAATTGATTCCGACGCCCTGGTCCGCGCCGTGTCGATCGCAAAAGGGATTGAGGTATTCCAGGACTCTTACGGCAACGGGGTCGCCCTGGTCGAAGGGGTGAGCTATCCGACGTACTACGCGCTCGCTGAATCGATCGGAAAAAGCCTGTCTGATTTTTCGGCTTAGCGATAAACCAGCCCCACGGACGGGGCACCAACTGCCTCTTGGAGTAGACCATGCAAACCAAACACATCGCCGCCGCCAATAATTGGGACCAACAGGCCCGCGTCATTGTGCATTACCCGCACCATCCGGCCAGCAAAACCAGCTACGTCCGCGATCTGGAGACCGACACCGATACCCTGACGGGTCCCGCCCGCTGGCTCGCTGAGCACGTCCCGCCCGAGTTGTGGTCCGCCCGCTCAGCGACTGATCCGGCCCGGCGCGTGCTGTGCTACGACGGGCGCACCCAGACCGAGGCGCGCACTGCTGAGCGCGGGGCGGAGTGGGCCGCATCAGCTCACCGCGCTTATAGCGACGGCGCCGAGCCGGTCAGCACTGAATGGCTGTTCCCGCGCGCCGCCATCGCAGAGACCGGCCCGGCATACTGGAGGCGCGCCGCCGACGAAATGCGCGCCCGCGGTGCCGTGCGGGTCCGCGTGGGCGCCGCCGAGCTGACGTTGTGACCATTAAAGACCCAACAGCCCCCGCCCGCCGCGCCCGACACGTCGAGGCGCAGACCGCCGCCGGCCTGGTACGGGTCCGGGTCTGGGTTCCGGCCGCCAAAGCGCAGTCCGTGCGGGATCACGCCGCCGCCCTGTGCGCCGCGCGGGACCCCGCCCCTGCCGAGCGGCTGCGCGCCGGCGGGTCGGACTCGCCCGCAACCACCGGGAAACGCGATAGCTCTTGACTTTCCGCGAAAAAACGGCTAGTTATTCCAAAGATCGCGGGTGTCGCGCCCGCACCACATATGGCCCTGCCCCGGTTCTCCGGGGTGGGGCTTTTCTTTGGGGTTCTGATGTGTGGCTGGGAAGAAAGGGGCTGACAAACTTGGAGATAGGCAGTCCAAATTCGTCGACGAGTACCTGATCGACCTGAACGCCACTCAGGCGTATATCCGCGCCGGATATTCAGCAAGAGGGGCTGAAGTCAGCGCGCATCGCCTGCTAAGAATTCCTAAGGTTCAAGTAGTTCTAGAAAAACGGATGAAGGAACGGTCCGTTAGAACAGGAATTACGGTAGATCGCGTGCTTCAAGAGTACGGCCGGATCGCTTTCGCCGACTCCCGCAAATTCTTTTCCACCTCCGGGTCCTTGGTCCCAATCCACCAACTCGGCGACGACGAGGCCGCGGTCATTGCCGGAATGGATGTGTCGCGCCCGCTCGGCAGCGATGATGCCGCCCCGGCCGAAGTGCTCAAGATCAAACTGGTCAACAAGCTCGGTGCGCTCGATAGCGTCGCTCGGCACTTGGGAATGTTCCTGGGTAAGGACTCGCTGGACCTGACCCTTGGTGCGGCCCTCGCGGAGCGACTGAACCGTGCCCGCAACCGCACTAAGTAACCCACTGGAGCCGCTGTTCGCGTTGGCCGAGGAGTGCGCCACAGACCCCCTGCGTTGGGTGCTGTCGGCCTACGATTGGGGCTTCGGGGAGTTGCTCGATTACGCCGGGCCGCGGGCCTGGCAGCGCGATGTGCTGGCCGATATCCGCGACCATCTGTGTGATCCGGTCCGCCGCCGCCAGCCGCTGAACCTCGCGGTCGCCAGCGGTCACGACATTGGCAAGAGCGCGGTTATTGGCATGATCGTCAACTGGGCGCTATCGACCGGAGACGACTGCCGCATCATCGTCACGGCCAACACCGAGACGCAGCTACGCACCAAGACCAGCCCGGAGATCCGCAAGTGGTCGCGGTTGTCGCTGACCGACGCCTGGTTCGACACCCAGGCGCAATCGGTTACGTTGCGCGATCCGGCGCACGCCAAGACCTGGCGCGCCGACCTGATTCCATGGTCTGAGCACAACACGGAAGCTTTCGCCGGTCTGCACAACAAGGGCCGTCGCATCGTGCTGATCTTCGACGAGGCGAGCGCCATCGCCGATAAGGTCTGGGAGGTCGCCGAGGGCGTGTTGCTCGACGAGGACACGGAAATCCTATGGCTCGCGTTCGGCAACCCGACGCGCAATTCTGGCCGGTTCCGCGAGTGTTTCCGCAAGTTCAAGCACCGCTGGATCACGCGCCAGATCGATTCGCGCGAGGTCGACGGGACCAACAAGGATCAGATCGCCAAGTGGGCCGCGGACTACGGCGAGGATAGCGACTTCTTCAAGGTCCGCGTCCGCGGGTTGTTCCCGAGTCTGTCGAGCCGGCAATTTATCTCCGAGGTCGACGTGGACGGCGCCTACGGGCGCGAGATCGCCCCCGAGCAGTTTGCCTTTGCGCCAAAGATTCTCACCGTCGATCCGGCCTGGGAAGGCGATGATGAGTTTGTGATCGGCCTGCGCCAAGGGTTGAATTTCCGAATACTCGACCACTTCCCGAAAAACGACAACGACTTGATCGCCGCCGCCCGGATCGCCCGCTGGCAGGACCAGGAAGGGGCCGACGCGGTGTTTGTCGATGCCGGTTACGGCACTGGCATTGTCTCTGCCGGTTCCGGCCTGGGACGTTCCTGGACCCTGGTCTGGTTCGCGGGTGAATCATCCGACCCAGGATGCCTGAACAAGCGCGCCGAGATGTGGAGATCGGCCCGCGACTGGCTGAAATCTGGTGGGTGCCTACCGCTCGATCCCTCGCTGCGCGACGAACTGCAAGCGCCTGAAACCGTCCCGCGCATGGACGGGAAAATTCAAATCGAGGCCAAGAAAGACATGAAGAAACGCGGGATAGGAAGCGGCAATCGCGCCGACGCCCTGTGTCTTTCGTTTGCGTTCCCCGTGAGCATTGGCAACACCTACGCCGAGCCCCCCTCCCCAGACTGGCGCCTCTAACCCGTGCCCTACGACCTGGCCCCCCTCCCTACCACCGACGACCTCGCCCCCCCCGCCGACTCGCTTGCCCTCACGCTGACCGAACTGGCCGACATTTACGCCGAGATCGATGAGCAGCCGCCGTGGCGGACCATCGCCGACAAGGAGATGGACTACTCGGACGGCAACCAGCTCGACTCCGAACTGCTGAACAAGCAGCGCCAGTTGGGCATCCCCCCTGCCGTCGAGGACATGATCGGCCCCGCCCTGCGCGCGTTGAGCGGCTACGAGGTCGCGACCCGCACGGACTGGCGGGTGACGGCCGACGGACAGCCCGACGGCCAGGACACCGCCGATGCGCTGAACTACCGCCTGAACCAAGCCGAGCGCCACAGCGGCGCCGACCGCGCCTGTTCCGCCGCCTTCAAGCCCCAAGCCGCCTGCGGGGTCGGGTTCGTTGAGGTCTCGCGCGAGCAGGACCCCTTCGCCTTCCCCTACCGCTGTGCCGCGGTGCATCGCAACGAGATCCATTGGGATATGCCCGGCGCGCTCCAGGGCTGGGACAAATGCCGCTGGCTGCGCCGTGCCCGCTGGCTGCGGCCCGAACGGGTTGCCCTGTTGTTCCCGGACCACGCGGACCTGCTCCAGCGTGTCGGGCGCTACGGGCCGTCTTGGTGGGGCGACTCCAGTACGTTCGCAGAAGGTGGCATGAGCACGGGCCTGCAAAATGCTTGGGGTGCTGGCCGCGCGTGGACCCAAACCGAATCCATGTGGTACAACCAGACGCGCCGAGAGGTTTGCGTCTCTGAGGTCTGGTACCGGCGCTGGGTCAATGCCCCGGTGCTCAAGACCCGCGACGGGCGCTCCGTCGAGTTCGACGGTGACAACGAGGCCCACGCGATTGCTGTGGTCTCGGGCCAGGCGACGCTCATCAACGCCATCGTCACGCGGGTGCGCCGCGGGTACTGGATTGGCCCCTACCCCATGCACGACGGCCCCAGTCCCTACACCCATCGGCATTTCGGCTATGCCCCACTCTGGGGATTCCGCGAGGATCTGACCGGCACCCCTTACGGGTACGTGCGTGGCTGGAAGTACCCGCAGGACAGCCTGAACAGCGGGGTCTCAAAGCTCCGCTGGGGCATGGCCGTGGCGCGCGTCGAGCGTACCAAAGGCGCTGTGGCGATGAGCGATGAGGTGTTCCGCCGCCAGGTCGCGCGCGCCGATGCTGACATCGTGCTGGATGCCCAGCACATGGCCCAGCCGGGCGCCCGCTTCGAGGTCCGCCGCGACTACCAACTCACCGACCAGCACTACCAGATGCTCGCGGACAACCGGGCCACGATCCAGCGGACCAGCGGCGTCACCCCGGCGTTCCAGGGTCAGGGCCAACGGGGCAGCGCCACCTCCGGGGTGCAGGAGAGCATACAGGTCGAT